CAGCTCCTTCTCTTGCTGCTTTATCTTCTTTTGGTGAGCATAAAGCTGCATAGCCTCCTGCTCTACAGACTGACCTGCTACTATCTTCTTAAACAGCGGCGGGTTCTCGGCCTGCTTCTGGCATTCATTTAGGTCACTGACGGCTCCATACCACTTACCAATCTGACCCAGTGTATCCTCTACTTCACGACCAGCAGCTACCATGCGCTTAATAGTGTTAAACGCAGAAGTAGCTACACTAATGGCTGTGACGGGATCAATCATTACCAAGGAGTTCCTACAGCTACCGCAGGAGCTTTGCTGTCTGCAATCTGAGCAGCGATAGAATCTTCTACGCCAGTGACTGCTTCCTCGCCCATGCTGTCCTTCACCCAGCCAATAGCCTGAGCTTCTGTGATGTCTGAATAGGCTGTGTAGCCGTCAGCAGTGCTGTCAGGAGTAAAGCCACAAGTGCCATAGCTGCTGCCTGAGTGGTCGCCATCTACATCTGAGGCGCGCCAGTGTGCTACAACTACACCGTCATCTGATGTGTTGCGTTCTAGTGTTGAGATTGTCCAAGTTACTGCCATGATTATTCTCCTTCTTCCAGCGATGCTTGATAAGCTGCAATAACTGCATCAGTATGCACAGCAGCACAGATAGCCTGTACCTCTGTAGATTCGTTGCTGTAGTCCTGTCCTGCGGTTATAACGTGGCGATGGTAGCCTGAAGATAGCTCTACGCCGTCCTCTAGGACTTTGGTGCAGGTTCGTACTTGTACTGCTTTGTAGTCACCTACGATTTCAATCTTGTCTTCTGTTATTACTTTTTCTAAAGCCATTGTATTGCTCCTGTCTGTACCTACCGTCCGATAGGCGTATGGTTGTTATGCTGAGCGATAAGTAATCGTGCCTCTAAACTCGCCTGTACCTATATGTGCTGCTGTTAAATTGGTGTTAGATGCCCCTGTGCTTGATGTGGAACCCATTACATACAATACAGTTGTGGTGGCTTCGGCATAAACGCTCGGTGAGTTTATTGTTGTTGACCAATTTTGCCAGTAACTAACTGATCCGTTTGCCTCAATACCTGTTGGACTTAGAACATCCGCAACAGTGAATGGCATACCTCTAACTTCTAATGATCCAGATGCACCATTAGTGTTTGAGCAATCTGCTTCAAAATTGATCGTCACCAAGTTGCCTATTTTTACATACGAGCCGCCATACTCACTTAAAGCTAATTGTGTCCCACCCGCCCAAAGCTCAACATTGAAAGTCCCCTCCTCATAGTCTTCCAGCTTATTAGCAGCACCTGTGCCGCCTAAGTAGACACCGCCTGACAGGTAGAGGTTTTTGAAGCGTTGGCTAGATGTGCCTAGCGATATAATTGCATCACGCGAACCGCCACTAGCATTAGTTGGGCGAAGAACATTATTAGTATCGTCCAGCATGATTCCTGTATTAACGGAATTAATAGCCAAAGTGCCGCTGTAAGTACCAATACTACCTACGGTTGCGCCGTCTTTTTGAAAGCCTAAAATGTTTCCGTCCGCAGTGCTTCTATTGACTGAAACAACATTGTTAGTATCGCCTGAACCTAAGGCGCGTGAAAAGAAACTCCCGTCAGTTCCTCTTATGCTTACACCAGCCGTTGTGTTGCCAACTCCCGGAATAGTCGTGCTGGACTGACCCACCAACAGGTTGCCTGACCCGTCAAACCTACCATACTCAGTAGCGCCATCAGCCTGAACAAAAGATATACCATCACCATTTTTGTCGTTAAGCTGTAAACCACCAGAGCCAGTAAGATACTTCATTGAGCCGTAGGTGGCGTTGTCTCCACGATAGACTCTTAACTCTTGACCGCCTTTTACTTCCACATTCCCTGATGAGTCTATGCGCATGCGTTCTGTGTCGGCTGTATTAAATACTAGAGGGTCAGACTCTATAGTTCCAATGTAACTTGCAGTAGTGTTTGATAGCAATCTAAAGGTGTGAGTCCCGTTGTTTTCAATATCAATGAACCCTCCATAGGTAGCGTTGTTAAGCGTCAAGCCTGTATAGTTAGTTACAGCGTTTGGACTGCTTGTACCAATACCCACGTTGCCTGATGAGTCGATAGCCATACCAACAGTTGTGGCTTCGTTATTATTGTCTCCACCAACCAGAAATTCAAGCTGTCCTGCGCCTGCGCCTGTGACAGTTGGCTTAATGCCTGACCTACTTGCTCCCCCAGAAACAGCAGGGAAGCCTAACGTCATCTCGTTAAAACCAGTGATAGACATTTTACTATTAGGTGAACTAGTACCAATACCCACGTTGCCTGATGAGTCTATGCGCATGCGTTCTGAGGTATTTGTGCCTAGACGCATTGAGTCTGTATTATGGTCGTACTGTACAAACCCGCTATAGCTACCTGTTCCTGTAGCGGCATCACCAAAGAAAAGATTTCCAGTAGTTGTCGAGCTACTCGCTATTAACATAGAAGTATCGGCTGTTGTTCCTGCTGTTCCTATTGTAAGAGGATAGCTAGGCGAACTAGTACCAATACCCACGTTGCCTGCGCCAGTAATAACAAAATCAGATTCAGTTGTTCTTGCAGACAAAGATAGTAAACGACTAGATTCCGTAGTATGGGGGTAGTATGAAATCTTGCCATCACTCAACGCGTCATCACTAAACAAAATAGATGCGCGGTTGTTGTTAGTACCGCCTCCGCTGATTCTAAGCTGTGAGTTTGAAGTATAGGCAGTACCGTTAGCGGCTGATGCAACTATTTTACTGGTGAAGGTATTCGTACCTCCAACTGCTAATGCCTCCGCAGACGCATCCCAGAACAACTTAGCCGTTGTGCCTGTGTCCTCGTAGAAGCTGATATCGCCGTTGTAGTCTATTTTCTGACGCAGTTTTGCATTTGTGTAATTGTAGATATGACCACCTGAAACATTACCTGCGCCAATATCTAAAGTTCCACCTAATGAAGCATGTTCATTTCCGTAAAGTCTAACTCTTGCACCCCTAGCATCGCTGTTAGCTCCACCGCCAGAAACAGCCAGTACACCATTATCAGAGCCATCAGATGTATTTAATCTAATTGTATCCCCTGTTGTAAATACAGCATCCCCATCTACAGTCAGACCATCGCTGGTCACTGTGCCAGTAACGTCTATGCCTGTGGAGGTGGTTTCAAACTTTAAACTATTGTCGTAATAGGCTTTTACAGAACCATTGACGTTAAAATGAGCAATTTCTTCGTTTGTACTGCTACGCAGATAAATACCATCTCCGTTACTTCTTATAAACAAATGCCCTGTTGCAGTCTCATCAATATAGCTATTAGACCCATCATGGTAAATCTGTAGGTCAGAGCCAGCACCAAACGTAGCCTTGTCATTGTCGCCCAATGCAATGCCACCGTTGGCTGTGATTTCGCCAGAGGCAGATAAAGTAGTAAACGCGCCAGTAGATGCAGAGGATGCGCCGATAGTCGTGCCGTCAATAGTGCCTGAGTTGATGTCAATCCCGGTAACAGGCGTGGTCCCGTCAAGCAGGTTGTCCAGGCTGTCCAGGTTAGTGTTTAGCTTCTCGCCCCATGTATCTTCTGAAGCGCCAACTTCCGGCTTAGTCAAACCATAGGTGGTTGTAGTTGTATCAGCCATTTAAGCGGCCTCCCATAAAGTTACAGTGTCGGACACGGTTGTCCATGTTTGTGAAGCGCCAGAGACGCCTACCCATTCGTTGTCGTCAGATGCAATATCAGACCAATCATTCGACGCCGGAGCCTTGTCAGCCCAAACCTCATCGCTCCCAGGCTTATCAAGCCAAAGTATCTGACCAGATGACGCCAAGACAGATGATGCGCTTATACCACCAATACCAACAGCAGTTATGTTGCCAGAGAATACAGTCTGACTCTCAGCCGATATTACAGCCCCTGCAGCAACAACCTTAAATCCAACCACTGTTGCAGATGACGCAACACCTATTTCTGATAGGCCCTGCTGGACCAGGACGCCATCTACCGACGACCCCGATGTAGCGCTTACAGCAACAACACCCGACCCGGTCATGAAGCCGGACACAGATGACGATGAAGCCGCCGATATTGCAGACCCTGTCTGTAGTAGTGCCTGCGGATCTGCCTGAACAGATGCAGTGGCGCTAATCAACGACGAGTCCTGGCGAACAGCAGTTCCGGATATTGACGCAGATGATACTGCCGATATAGAGCAGCTCGCCTCCCGTACAAACCCAGCAGAGACATTTAACGCGGACGTTGCCGATATTACGACTGCGCCATCTTCAAGATTAGCGGTCGAGTAGGCGGCCTGCCCGTATTTATATGCCCCGTAAAGCATATTAGTCTAGCGTGATATCTAAGTCGCCAGCCGGGATGCGGAATACGTCACCCGTAGCGATAGTCTTGCTTGCAGTCAATGCACCATAGGCTAGCAGGTTACCGCTTGTGGCTGCGTCGAATACACCGACGTGCGTAATCGTGCCCCAGTCGCCTGTAGCTGTTGCCCACTCTTCTGCAGATGTGTTGCTAGCAGTGTTACCCGACACAGTAAATGCTGTGGCCTGGCGAGCATAACCGCTACCTGACAGCTCTGTACCGCCGCCTGTGTCACTAGGTGCTGCAGTGTATAGTCCAGTGTATAAAGTTCCTGGGGCTGTGTAGGCGTTGCCACCAAACACATGGTCCAGGACCTCTGTTTCTAAGAAGTTGGAAAAGCTCATCCGAGTCCTCGTATTTTAGTTGTCAGGCCAACACCAGAATAAGCTGCCTGTTCAGAAGTTAAGTTTAGTTTGTCTACCGCCTCACCATACAATCGAGCCCACACCTCAGCCCGGCCATCTTCAGCCAGGTATGGTGCAGAGTTCAGTAGTGAGCCGTACAGGTAGATGTCTGGATATGATGTCAGCAGCCAGTTTGTAGTCGCGCTGTCGCTGAGAGAGGGTATCTGCTGGATGTATAGCAACTCAGCAGCATATGAGCCGTCAGGGGTAGGGAATACCTCAAACTGGCCCTCAGAGTGGGCATAGTATCTTGGCTTGCCTGCTACATTCTCTGAGCCCTGGCGCTTGTCAGCCATGGCCTGAGTGCTTAACAGGTCCATCGCAGAGGTGTTCTGGCCGGTCAAATGCAGGCGTATAGTCTCAACCCAGTCGCCTGGCTTGGTTAGGTACTGGCCGTCAATTGTAGTCGATGCCCTGTTCTCCATCTGCCAGTGACGGATGTCTCGGTTCATCCTGGCCTCGCCCAACGCAATAAATGTCGGGATCACAGAAGTCAGGTCAGACCTGTTCAAAAAGTCTGCCATTGACGACTGCAGCTCGCTGTATGTGCTTATTGCCATTATGGCCTCCAGTTATTGGGCCGATTATACCATTAAATGGGGCTTAATAACCCGCCAATCAATCTAGCCTGGTCCCTGGCCCTTTGATCCCTCTCATCCACAAAGCTGTAGTCTAAAAGTCCGCCCAGGCGATCACGCAAGGGGGTGCGCTTTGGCATGGTCATAGTGGATATGGCTGTAGGAAGCTGAGACACAAAGTCTACTGTATCGACAGCCCCCTCAAGGGCTCCCATTCCCATCTCACCAATGGTCGGCAGAATCTGTGAGCGGCGGTATGCAGCCAGCTCTGGGGATACCTGGCCAAATGAAGCAGACCCCATGTCACGCAACCTAGCGTCTTCACGCATCAATAAGCCAAACTTCTGGGCTTCTGCTGCCTGGGCTCTCTGGTTAATGTTGGCGTACTCGTTAACCATGTCGCCAAATGATTGCTCCTGCACTACAGGGGCTTCACGGTATTCGGGAGCATTTGACCTAACGTCAGGATATTTTAAATACTCAAGCTCCCGAAAGAGCTCATCGTCACTGCCTGCCCTGAAAATCTGTTGGCTTCTAGGCTCGAACACATCTTCCGACAACTCCAAGGGGGTTGCTCTAAGAAAATCAGGTTTCATCTTGTCCCTGGTTTCAACATTTCTTGCCTCAACCTCGCCCATTAATCCTTTGTACATACCATAGGGAGACCTTGCGCCTGCCTCGCCAACCGTATCGGCATTAAACCTGTCAGAAATTTGCTTTTCGACTCGGAGGCGCTCCAGGTCACTCATCTCTTGCAAAGACATAGAGCGTTGACCAACATCGCTTATTTTTTGTTCCAGCTCTTGCAGTCGGCCACTTCCAGTGGGGGTCAATCCTACGCGCTCATAAAAAGAATCTTTTATTCTTTCCTCTTCTGCAAACTGTTTCTGATTGCCTCCAGCCGCAAACCCTTCTCTATCTTGGATTGAGTGCTGAAGCTCATGCAGCAATGTTGCTCTTTGCTCGGCTGGCGAGCTTTTGCCGCTGATAACAATTGTTTCGGGCTGCCTTTCACCAAACTCATCAAAATAACCTTCTCGGTGGAACCCTTGTCCTTCCGGCATATTCTTATCGACTGTAAAAGCAATATCGCCTAAAGAACCAAAAAAGCCGCGAGACCCGTATTCTTCAATCTCACCATCCATGTCTCTAACAGTGGGCTTTCTGCCGCCTTTTTCATATTGAGACAGCAGCTCTGGGTCATCAATGACATCAGCAATAGTCCCGGTATAGTATTGACTGCCCTCTGCCACTTCAGGAATGTTTATTTTTGTATTTGTATTAGGCAGCTCCGTTCTCCACTGACCGTCTGCTCCAATCTCCCAGCCGGTACGCTCTCGGATGCTCTGCACATCCATGCCCTCGTTTGCCATTTTCTGAGCCATTCCCAGAAGGTCTTGCCGCCCAGCACCAAGCTTCGACAGAGACCCTAAAATACTCGCATCACTATCTTCGCTCATGCCTGCGCTAAGCAAGCCTGTCATTGCGACTGGAGCAGCTTGTCGCAACAACCCTGCAGGAGCTGCCTCAGCTTCTTGGGGTGCCATTGTGGCAGGAAGCCCGACCGCAGCAATCAATGCCGCATTAGATGCGCCCTTGTTGTCTTCTAGCCATTTAGAAGCAGTATCTACCCACCTGGCATCCGCAACTTGGAATAGGTCTTGGCGCTTTGCAATAGCATCAATCTTTTCAGCGTCATATAGCAAGCGTGGAGTGCCGCCTTTTTTCGGCTTTGTCATAACGCCTTCTAGCTGCTTATAGGCGTCAGGATACATAATCTGCGGTGGCACGCTTTGCTCAAACCCGCCAATGTATTCACCCCCAATGCCAGTGTTATATGACGGGTGATTGGTATTTCTGTTTAAGTCGAATCCTTTGCCAACACGGCCCATCGTAAATCCGGCCTCGCCTAAAGCTGTACCGGCAAGGTCAGGATCAATAAATGCTTTTTCTATATCCGTAATAGTCGGGAAGCCCAGATCGCGATATTCAGCCTTGCTCATCTTTTTGGTGAAGGCACTTCTAAACTTGCCTGCGCCTTCTGGCTTAAAGCTGCCCATTCCAAGAAGCTGATCTCTTGCCTCAGGGCTCTCTAGCCCAACCCAATCAGATCTGCTCTTGCGCAAATCTTCATCAAACTTTTTAATGGCCTTTTTTGGCAGCTTCATAGACTGCGCCCACTGCAGCATACCGTCAGCAAAAGCTTGGTTAAAGTAGTTAGCCTCTCTGCCCATCGCTGTATAAACGCCAGTGGCGTCCATTTTTAGGGACTCCATTAAGCCTTCAGCTTTATTCTGGAATGGAACTGCGCCAGTTTTCATTGAGGCCCAGTAGTTGCCCTCTGGAGTTAGTGGGCTGTTTGGATATCTAGCGCCACCTCTACTAGTGACTGGGACAGGCAGGTCAAAACCGCCTATGTTCGTGAGCGTAACGTCTGTGCCAGATATGTCGCCCTTGTGTGGAACCAGGACAGTATTCTCAATATCTTCTGGCATTATGATGCGGCGGTCATCTAACAGGCCACGCTGCACAACTTGCGGATTGAGCATAGTCTGCTCTTCCCTGGCCCTAAATTGGTCATTGCCTTCATACAGTTTTTGGTACTTAGTCTGCGCCGTCTTAACTGCGGTTGGGTTCTGAGCTGACTCATCTGTCAACATCCCAATACGCTTTAAGTTTTCAGGGCTCATCCCTTCTGCCAGCAAAGACAGTAAACCTTTAACAGCCATAACTAAATCCAGTCAAGTCACAAAGGCCCGATTATATCATATTGACTACACAATGCCTTGTAGGTTACGGCGTAATGGCTCACCCCAGCTAGATGATGTGGGCTTGTACCCAACAGCCAGGTATCGCAGCGCATCGGCGCAGTGAGAGGTCCAGTCGTGTAGAGGTCGTCCACGCCAGGTCATGCCCTTGTCGTCGTAGTCTCGACGGTACTGCCGGATAGCATCAATGCCTCGCTCGCACTTCTCCTCATCGAACCAGCACCTGGGGAGCATGGAGCGCACAGACTGTATGCCATCATCGACCATCAACTGCGGAGCTATAGTGATTGGCCTCACCCCCAGGGCGCCAAGTGTCTCCAAGCGAGACTTACCTGAGCCTAGCTCCCTTACCCTGACATCGTGCGGCAGTACATGGCTCTCGTATACATAGCCCTTTGAGTTTAACAGGGCGACATAATGGTCCAGACCTACACCGCTGCTCTCATAATAGTCAATAAGGCGCACCTCAGCCCCCACAAACTGCGCAAACCAAATAGAGGTACTATCACCTACCCCCAAGTCCCAGGCCGTTACAACGCCAACAGCGCGGTCGTATGGCACGTTGGTTAGTCTGCCCTCAGATTTGGCCTCTCGCATCTCTACAGCGTAGTAGGCGCCATCGGCGTGTATCTTCATCTCACCGTCCCAGACATGGCCATAATCATCCGGGCGCAGCTTAAAGTCTTCTTTGCGCTCGTTGTCTAGGACCTTTGGGAAGTAGGGGTTATCCTGCCAGTTGATCTCGCATATCTTGCTGTCCTGGGGAGGGTTGACGCGGAAGCGCCTATGCGTTGCTGAGTGCTTGGTCTCAGGGTTCCAGGTCACCCATATCTCAGAGTCGTCCTCTCGGACAGTTGGGATTAGCTTCTGCCAGGCTGCATCAGATACACCCTCGGCCTCATCTACCCAGGCGATAATGATCCTGGCCTTTGACTTGATTGAGTCCAGGTTGCGGCGTAGACCGGCGAATACATAGTTGATGCGGCCATCCTTGGACCTGACAAACTTCTCGCCTATCTCATAGTACGACAGAAGCCAAGGGACCGCCTTGATGGCAGACTTGATCTCTTCCAGGGATGATTCATCTAGGGAGTTTAGGTGCTCTCGTGCGCAGAGTATCTGGCCGCTGTTACCTGCCATGCCATGCCTGTACCCAGCCACTGCAGTCATCAGGGCAAAAGACCTGGTCTTGCCTGACCCTCGGCCACCGTATGCGCCTCTATACCGGGCCTCGCCTTCAAAGACCTCGACTATCTTGGGAGGGAGCCGAATCTCTGCAGTATCAGTCATTGGCTGGTAATGGTTCTGCCACTAGCTTAATCACTGTGGGCTTGAACGAGTCATCAGATGATGTGTGGTCAATCTGCTGCTTGTCTCCATACTTCCTGGGCGACATCCTGGCAACCTTCCACTTCCTGCTGTCAATGCGCAGCTTGGCTATGTTAACGGCGTTAGAATCCACCCCCTCACCCAGCTCATCTGCTATGTCGATGATCTCATCAGCGTAGTAGTCAGCCTGGCAGTCACGGGCTCTCGCGTACTGCTCCGAAAATGCGACTTTATCAGGCTCTGTCAACCATTTCATTAGCGTAGACATAACAGGCATGCTGTCATCCCTGCAGATCTGCCTGGCGCTCTCACCAAGGGATAGCCTGCGACATATGTCAGCGGCTAGCTCATCTGTAAATATTGAAGGTCTCATTTTAGGTCACAAGTGCAGTTGACCTCAAAACACCGGCACGTTCTTTCCATGCGCTGGTGAGTCAGGTACAGCACCTCAATCATCATTTGCTTATCCCGGTCCACTAGCGCCTCGGCGTAGTCTCGGACCAGGTCCATATCGGCCTCATGGACGTCTTCATCTGTAGTCAGTTTAATCATCATCCGATTATACCCCCAACAGAGAATTTACGCACTAGACTAAACCTCAGTCCCAAACAGCTCTTCTGCCATGGTGGCAAACTCCCGGAAGCCCTCGTAAGGCTCCAGGGCTGATACCTCATCCACCAGGTTGGCTACGTCGTCTTGCCAGTCAATCAGCTCATCGCGGAACTGTGATCGTGGCACGTCAGTGCTCATCAGCGACTCAATTATCGAGTCAAAGCGAATGATCTGATCATTGAGCTCCCACTCAAAGCAATCCTCAAGACTTTTTGATAAGTTTAAATTTTCCATGCGACACCTTTATGTCAATAGAATAAAGGCATTGTCCATGTTTTTACTGCGAATGTAAACCTTTCGGATTACAGGTTAGACCAGGTCTTCCCTCGCTATTGCCATAAGACCTATAGTTACTACAATTACTCCGTACAGTACCACAATACACCTCTCAGTTGATTAGATGCGCATTGTATAGAATGCTCTTTAATACCTGAAATGCATTCTCCTGATTCCATAAATGCCAAAAATGCATACTACAATGTACAAAGATAAGTCCGTTTCAGCTCCTGGTGGACCAGGCCAGGTCAAAAGGTCAAAGGAGACCTCAGCCTAGGGGGTAAGCTATTAACTGATACCCTACAAAAGTGGCTAGCAAAAGGGTCGTGGCTATGAAATGTATCCTATGCACTACTACCGGCTCGGTGACCCACGCTCTAAAACTACTGACTTTCGCCTCGATGTAAGACTGCCTGATGGCTTTGTCAGCGTAGGCGTTAGCCTCATAAATTAGCGTTTTAACGTCCATTAATGGCTCCCCATAGCAATTCTATCAATATGGCAAAGGTCTGCAAATGAATCCATCACAAGCTCCTCCATGCTTGGCTCAAGATACGAGTATATCTGCTCGCGTATCTCCTCCAAGAAGTCAGGGCTATCCAGTATCGCCTCAAAGTCGTCCAAAGCCTCAGATAAGTAGGCATCGTTGTCCACATCTTTGGCGTTGCGTTCTGCAGCATCACGGAACATAGCAGCAGCCATCCTGGAGGTTGCGTCCTCGCTGTAAACGCACTCCAAAGCCAGCATGCGCTTATCGCTTACTGTGTGTGGAAATACGTCATCCATCCAGGTTGGGTGAGTTGCAAGCCATAATGCTATCATCCCGTCTTTAGCAATGTCAGGCAGACTTTGGTAGCTGCCCTCCCACAATGGGTTTTCATCACGAATTAAGCCCACTGCTTCATTTAGTATTTTGTAACTCATTAGCACACCCCCAGGTTTTTACAGTCAAAGTAAGACATGTTTGATACCAGAGCAAAGATGATCAACACTATCAAAACCCCCACAAAGCCCTCGCGGCTCTCCGCTATATCCTGCTGCGCCTTGATGCGAGCATTGGACTCTTTTAAACAGCACTCATTGATTCGCATATTATTCCCCTTGGTTTTTGATTGCCCCCCGTAGGGGGCGGTTTGATTATTAAGCCCAGCTAGGTTCATGGTTAACAATGTAGAGCATTTCTCTCTTTTCACCTTTTTCAGGGTGACCAGTCATTTCAAATTCTTGCAACCCGATATCATTTGATTCGAGCAGGCTACCTATTGTTCCTTCTGCGCTTTTGCGCTCCCAGCCGTTTTCGGTAAGCATTTCAATTAGGTCATCCATCCAGAAATAATCGCCCCACTCAAAATCTGATTCACATTCGATAAAGTCATGAAACACTGCAAGAGCCGCTGTTTGATTAGAAGTTAATTTAGTCATTTGTTTATTACCTTTGTTTTTTGATTGAGGTGTAATAATACCCCCCAACAAATAAACTGTCAAGCTTTTCGGTTACAAACAGATGAAATTAATTATATTTTGCGCTTTTAATTAGGTTATCTTTAGCCCACAAAGGTTGCAAATTTGATGGGTGGTTAATTACATCAAAATCATTTATACCGTTATCTAAAAAATCTTTTATTGGCCTAATGTGATCAATATGCCATTCCTTCCTATTCTCCCAGCTCATCCCCTCACAAAATAAAGACTCTATCCGACTAACAACAATATTATCTTTCTTGATCAGGAGCCATCTTAAATGCGCTCTTATCCTATTAGATACTTTAGTCCTTGCGTCATCTCTCTTGCAGTAAAAGCAAGTCTGGCATTCCAAAAACCTTTTCTTTGCGCCGACACCTGTAACGCATTCACACCCATCATCTTGCCAAAACCCTTCGCTTAAATATGATTCCCCGCTACCAAAACATAAATCACACCGGCTGCTAGGACGGTAATAATCAAAATCCAAAAAAGAAAGCATTTTCTGCCCGCAGCATATATCCATAATATTCCCCGTTATTTAAATTAATTATATGAGACTGGCTCATAGCTCTCATCAGCGGTCATTTTCTTATGCTCTTCTCGGTAGTGCTTGGCTATCTCTGCCCTTAGCTTCTTGTTGGTTGGCATTAGCACCTGCCACTTCTCTCTAAGCATATCCAGGTGGCCCTGGCCTAGATGCGACTCAAGCCATACACTGAAGTCGAGCGGGTTGGCCGTAAACACTTTATGGCAGTAATGGCACAAGCATAGTGCGTTATCCATAGACCAGCGCACCGACTTAGCTGCCCTGCCCCAGATATGTGCGCACTCCATCCTGCCATCTTGCTTTCCGCAGTGCTCGCACTGGAAGCCAGCCTTCTGCCTGACCACATCACTAAACCACTTGTCTGCAGCGTCGCGCTTAATCGGCATCGTCGAATATCTCGCGGCTGATTAGCTTCGCCAGGTACCACTGAGCTTTCTGCAGGTCCTCAACAGGGTTGTTCTTATAGGTATACCGCCATAGATACTTCATGCAGTTGCCTTTCAGATATCCGCGAAATGCCTCTGGGGTCATAGACTCCTCAATGGCCTCGATGCACTCGATGCCGCCGGTTCTATAATGGCTAGGGCTGTTAACCGCATCATCTTCTGGCCAATCTTCGATAGCTGGTATAGATTCCTTTAATCGTCGCCAATCTTCGCTTGTAGCGTGCTTCATTCTTCATTCTCCTCAATCTGGATTTTAATTTCATCAGGCGTATTAAGATCGCAGCGGTGACATAAACCATAGCTATCACCGTAATCATCAACCCAATACGACAGAGCGATTCCACATTCACAGTAAAGTCTTTTAACCGTTGTCTTCTTTTTATGCAGCGAAATAACATTACCCATCCAGAGCCTCCACTGTAATCTTCACCCTAGAGTCTTCACCGTATTTTTTATGGTAGACAATAGCCGTCATGCTCCGCTCTGATGAAAATCCCGAATCTGAGTGCCATTGGTCTGCAGAAGTAAGGGAACCGAACCAGGAGAACTGCATGCTGCCATACTCCCGGCTGACATGGTGGTGGATATGCCCCAGGAGACAGTACCTATTCTTATGTGATGACCACTCGTTGTCCAGGTTCTTGATAACCGTCTGCAGTATCTGCTCTGGCTTTATCCGGTCCCCGTGGTGGTAAACCCACATATTATTGCCCCACTCGTAATGCAAAAACTTTGAGTAGTTTTCTAGCACGTTTACCCTGGGCTCTTTCTGATACAGAATCTCCAAGCAGCTAGACAGGTGGCAGGCCATATCGCTGTCATGGTTGCCCCGCACATTTACTACTATGACGTTTTTGTGGACCGTCAGCATCTTGTCGATCAACATCTGGAACAGCCTACCAGCCAGCTTAAACGTCTTGCCGATTCGAGTATCTACATCTACCCTGGTTCCAGCGGTGGTCTCGTTTTTGCTTGAGTCGGCGTGGAAGAAGTCACCCACGTTTAACAGTATCGCGGTCTCACAGTCACCTACTCTGACTAACAGCCTATCAACAGCGTCAATAAGAACCTTGGTCGCTATCTTGATATCCCAGTCGTCGTTGTCCAGCTTGGTAGCAGCAGAAGCTAACATCCCGTAGTGGTGGTCGCCTATGATATAGGTGGCGAGGTAGTCGGCATTGACTTTCTTTGGCGCTTTAACCGGCTTCTTAAATCCAGCCAGGTCATCCTTCATGCCCTCCATCATCGCCTCAACCTTCTCTTGCAAACTGCGCTTCAGCGGCTCCTGGATAACCCACTGTAGGGCGATGTCGCCGTCAGAGTTAAACGCAGTCGAAACCCGCTTTGCCTCAAAGCCCTCCATGGTCTCATTGTCTACATTGCGGTGCGGTGCCACTGCCTTGCTAGCAGCCCTGCTCTCCATAGCCCTCATCACTTTATCAACACTGCGGCGATCCACCCCCAGGGCTTTTGCTGCCTTGTTGTTGCTGCCATTTGTTATGACTGCCTGGCATATCTCTGCTTGCCTCGCAGTATTTGCATAATCCATTAAAAGTGCTGGGTCTATATTTGGCATACTAATTATCCTGCTTGCGTTTTAGTTCAGTCCACTCATTGTACTCTGGCGTTACTAAATATACACCCCTGTCAGCCGCCCAGGCGTATACCTCGTCCATAAAATGGCACATCTCGCCTTTTTTTAGCTTCGCTGTACTTTGTATCTGGTCCTTCAAAACAGTTTGCCCGACCTTAATTGTTTTAGTCTGCAAAAACTTATGCTTCATCATCCACTTAACACCCTCTGGTGTCGCGTCAGGAATGTCTTTGATAAACTTTTCAGATAGTTGTCTGCACCACTTGTGAAATAAAGCGTTTTGGTCCAGTGAGCGAGAATCTACCCAGGGCTCCAATTTAACAGCAAGCGGGACAGCGTAATCCCAATCCTGCAGCCTCTTAATTAGATACTGCACTTTTTTATCGACCTCAACAGCGTGCGATATCTTTACATAATCGCCCTGGCTCATAGACGCATCCTCAGCCACTTGTCACTTTGCTTCATTTCTGACGTTTCCAGACGATCATATAGGCTGGCTTTTGACTTGCCTATACCGCCGAACGCATCCTCGGTTGCTCTTACCTGCTTGTCGCCAACCTCAGCTTTACCTACCATCCTACTATGCATCGTTTTGTTTTTTATGCCTGCCTTGGCGGCAATCTCTCTCAGCGTGTAAAAACAGCCTGTCACTAGGTTTTCGTGGCTTCCAACAAATTTGTACTTTTTTGGCTGCTTACCGCTAGTCCTGCTGTCGAATCTTCTGTCAGGCATTCTTCAGCTCCCCGTCGTAATAGAATCCAAACTTATCAAGATAATACTGCTTCATCGCCAATTGCGCATCTGTATTCAGCCAACTGATGTCAGTCATCTGCATGTCTATAGACTTGGCCCTAATGCTTTCGTTCTTGCCAGCCTTCTTAGCCATCGGAGAGCCGCCCTGGTTCTGCGCCCTAGCTAGCCAAGAGTTAACAAAGCGCTTGATGCCCTGCTTCGTTTTGCGTTTGGTTGGATTCGCGTCGCACCAAGACTCCATTGCCATGAGCTCTTGGTGAACATTGACGGCAGGATAGGCTCTCTGCCAGGCGATAGTGTCAGCTTCATCTGGCTGCCAGTCTTCTTTAGTATTTAATAGCATGTTTTCCCCTTATCCGTGGTTAGCAAATTTGCCGTGAAGCTTTTCCCGCAAATCCTTGATGGCCTGCTCCGCATCTTTTAGATTATTGTGCAGCCCGCCGTAATGCATTTTAGAATCACAGCGCATCTTAGCTATCCACTTACCCGCAGGCTTATGCCAGCATACGCCCTTCACGCCACTGGTGCTGTTTTTATTGATCGACCTGTTGTGCTGGTTTTGCCGCGCAGACACAGCACGCAAATTTTCGATCCGGTTATCATGCCGGTCGTTGTTGATGTGGTCCAGGTACTTAGGCATGTACCCGTGGTGATATAAAAAAATAAGTCTGTGTTGATAATATGGGACTCTATTTACGCCGCAAATTTTGTATAACCCTTTGCCGCCGCCTATTAGCCTGCCAGACTTTCGGCCATTCCCTTCGCGCCAGTACAAGTTACCATCGCGGTACTCAAATTTTTCCTTAATTTCCTTTAATAACTGCTTTTCGCTTAGCTCTTTCATCGCACTTCCCCGTTGGTTTTGAAACCTTAGTATCTTTGTTTCCGAAAATATTGTCAAAGTTTTTATCAAACTCAACTTTATTAGTCGGCCGCTGTTTACTTCCTTTACCGCTCATCTCTCACTCCCATGGCTCGGCAAGCCTCGCCCAGTATTTAATAAATGTTTCTTTATATTTACTTTATTTCTCATAATTTGCAAGACGATATAACCCTTTCTACTTAGCAAAGTAGATTTTTAAATCTGAGGGCTTGGCGACTCAGTGACTAATTTATGCTCGTATTTAGAATCACGCCATCCTGGCCGTCGTTATTTCCTGCTCGGCAGTCAAACCGATTAGGAGGTGCTAATAGAGGGGTCACTCTCGATCATGGGTTATTAATTCCCACGCCACACACCCGAACACTTGAGAGAAAAAGAAAGGGAGACCTAGTGTACTGTATCGGACAGTATGGTAAACTTGCCTTTCTTGTTCTTCGCACAACAAGTATAAGCCTTTCCCCGGCTTACTGTAAAGCCCCCGCAATGGGGGTTTTATTTTATTCTCCTTTTAGCTGGCAAAACTGATCCAGCGTCAAGTCAAATATCTTGCACAATCCCTGCACAGTGTGCAGCTTCATGTTTTCCTGTTTACGCCACTGAAACACTCTCTGGCGGCTTACGTTCATTAAAGTTGCCAGGCGGCTAGAATTGATGTTGTTTAGCTCCTGGGCGGTTATTAAGCACTGTCCTGCATTAGTCATAATCAGTATTCCTGTGTTATCCTTGGGACGTAGGGCTGTTCCCCCGGTCCTGCATTCTCCTATGGTAGTTTGCCCCCTGAAAGCACTTGTGCCGTAAGGGGGCTTTTTTACCTAGAACGGGATGTCTTCATCGAGCTGTTCAATGCTCATATCGGCCTGCTTTGCAGGTGCTGCTGCCTGGCCGTCAGTGTAAATCACCTTCACATTACCCAAGATTGGCGTCTGAACCTTAGCGTCGCGCTCTTCTTTGGTGACCGATTGAGATATAAATCCATTGTTCTCGTACTGGTCTTGCTGATCGGTATCCACAAAGGTAGTCAGGTCCAGGTACGTGCCCTTGGCGCCCTTGTACAGTCGTGACTTGTCGATCTTGGTAACATCGATTCGTACAGATAATCCTACTTTCATTTTAACTTCTCCACTTGGTTTAAAATTTCCGCCACGGCCTTATCGACCTCGGCAGACAGTTTTGCGATATAGTCATCATCGCGTTCTACACGCACTAGAACGTGCGGCATTTCAGGATGGTAGGCAAAAAAGTCCCACCAATCACGTTTAGTTATCCACATACAGCCTTGGATTTGCTGCCAGTATTTCTTAACACCAACCTGCGGGTCTCTGAGATAGCTGACCATCGTTTTAGGGGCAGGCGCTTTTATTTCTAAGCCGCCCTCTTCTTTGATCAAACCGTCAGGCGAGCAGCCAAACTCCCAGCTAGTGTCGAGAATAAAGCCAGTCTCGATTACATCATTGCCAGAAATGAATTCGTAGGACTCCCTAGCCTCTGGCTCAATCTCATTGCCGCGCAGCATCCACTCAGTAACATGGAAGGGCTCAGAGTGCCCTGTAAGGCGTTCTGCGATCAATTCATTGATGTACCCATCAGCAGAGGTGCTAGGCTTCCCAGTCTGAGTAATTAGCTTGGAAAACATGCTAGCGGATGGCTTGCCCAGTCTTGCAGCAAGCCACTCTGGTGAACCCTGCTCATGGTCCAGGATGATCACTTCTTAGCCTCTAGCGCGGCAACAGCGCGGTCATAGTGCATAGCCAGTATCTGATCAACAGAGCGAACCTTCAGCCACTTGCAAAACTTCTCGCTGTCGGCACCAGTCTCATCAAGTAATTTCTTGATGGCTATGATCTGATCGTCAGACACAACCTTCTTGTCATCACCGCGCAGCATTGCCGATTCTGCATCATCGTCTGCAGTTGGGATGCCAGCGATAGACTGCAGGGCGTACCGTCTTGCGTAGGTGATAGCTGAACCTGAAGCCTGGGGGTCTTTCTTAACAGTTGGCAGGGTGTATTCCATCTCTAGCCACTGACCTGATATGTGCATCAGGCGCGTAGATACGCCAACACCGTTTTCATTGCTTACCGGGAACTGGGTATAGCTTAGGCCGTTATCAGCAAAGGGCTGCTTGATCGCTTTAATGACCGACGTTAGATCGGCATAGCTAGACTTAAAGAAAGGGTTGGCGCTATCCTTAACAGCACCCCCCATCTGAGATTGTGCAGCACATAGTGCGCTGGCTAACTCGTTAATTGATTCACTTGATTTCATGTTGACCTCCTACAGCCTGTTCTTTTGCGTACCGCTCACCATAACCAACATAATAAGCCTCTGATTGCCCTTCCAGGGCCTGATAACCTACAACGCAGTCGTACTCACCGCGCTCCAGATCGTTTAAATCGTTTATTCCCATAATTGCCTCCTACAGCAAATGCCCCCGAAGGGGCGATTTATTTAGATTGATTTGATAGCTGTTAGTGGTAGTGCAAATTCGCCTCCAGAAGTTTGCGCGTAGTTTGCTGGATTTACACTTTTAACCTGCGCGTAATCCTGACCATCTATGCTTCTAAATCCTAAAACTACAAAAGTACCTGCCTTGATGCCTTTAACGATTTGATTAACTTGATACATAATTTGTTACCTTGTTTTATTGAGTGAGGTGCTATTGTAAAGCTTTACGACTACTCCGTCAACACTTTCAGTAACAAACAGGCAAAAAAAAGCCCCGCACTAGGCAGGGCATGTTCTATGTGGAGCCTCAGTATGACCAGACGACAGGCATTGAGTCCCTTATGTCTACATGGATAAACGTCTTGGCGACCCCTATGCCATTAAACCCCATCTCCTGGGCGTGCTTAATGATCTGGTATGCCTCGTTGCCATTGTTGATCTTAATGTCTGCGGCAATTCCGCGTGCGTGGGTGCCTGGCTTGGCCTTCGCTTTTTCAATGCTGTGGCCTTCTGGATCGCGGTAGCCACTAGTAATGATAAACGGGAACCCGCAAGCATGGCGCAGAGAGTCAAGAGCCCAAAGAAATTCCTCGGACATCTCGTTGTTGCCGGTCTCCTGGCAATCAAAGTCTGACAGCTTAAAATAGCGCATCAGTATGTTCCCTTCCAGACCCTAAACTTATCAAAGTCGCCAGACAGCATCTTGCGCTTAATAACGTCTTTTTTGGCCTCGTTATCATCCCAGGATAGCCCAGCTTCCTTCATCCACTCTGCAACAATGTGCATAGGTATGGTGCCTACCAGGCGGCTCTCACCAGTCTGGCCTACACCCGCCTCACGCAGCATTCTAGCCTTTTCAATATGGACATCGTTGTCATACGTCTTCTGTACGATGATCCCGGAGTCGGTAGCTTTTACAGATTCCTTGAGTAACATTACTTCTTGCCTCTCTTCTTAGCTGGCGCTTTCTTCTTTTTAGCGGCTGACTTAGCTTTCGCTGCAGCGGCCATACCTGACTTTGTGTATGCGTACTTCTTACCGTTGACCATTGGCATATCTATTTCCTCTTTGCAGTTTTAGCGGCCTTCTTAAAAGCCTTGGCTGTTGGCGCACCCTTTGTACCGGGCTTGCGCATCTTCTCTACCTTCTTGCCGGCAGCCTTCTGTTTCTTTATGCGAGCTCGCTTCTTATGAATGTTGGCGTATAAACTCATATCACTTCCTCGACTTAGCCCCAGAGCACTTCCATCTCTTGCGGCTTAAATTATTGGGGGTGTTGGGGTCGTTCTGCTTAGATTTGGGCAGACCCTTTTTGATGCCTAATGACCTGGCGCAATAACTATCACCCTTGCTAGTTCCAGGCTTTACCCTAGCGCCGCCTGACTTAGCCTTACCTGCCTGGCCATAGGATACCTTCTTGCCAGATGCGGTTACTTTTACCTTCGCTTTGCCTTTTGCTGGCTTTGCCATAAAAATCTCCAAAAAAAGGGGGCCGGAGCCCCCCTTCTGTACTACATCGATTAGGAAGTCGTGTTATCAGCAATGATACCAGACGCCTTCTCGTTTTTACAAATAAGAGTCAGCTCAGTCAGAACCTGACGACGGCTTGAGTCGCCAGTCTTGGCCAGAGCAGTATTCTTAGTAGGACGGAGCATACCAACTGCCCACATGTCGTTCTGCATGATGAACACGTCACGGCTACGGTTCTCACGAGTAGGAACAAACTCAACAGTTCCCCAAGGAGTAACGTATACAGCCAGAGACTTAACGACCTTCTCGTCACCGGCCTGGACCTGTGAACGCTGGTTGTTGTTACCTGCAAAGCCCAGAGCAACATTCATCTGGAAAGCAGACAGGTAAACTGAGTCAGGCTTGCCGCCCTCTGCCCAGATGCTCTGCATAGTAGCGTCGAAACGCGCCTGAGAGAATGCAACTGGAGTGCCGTCATCGGTACGAGCGTCAGTGCCGTCGCCGGTGGGATCAGCGCCAGAGTTGCCAGTTTCGTTAGTAGTGTTAGTTACCAACCAAGCTGGAGCACCAGCAAGCTCACGAGCAGTAGTGCTGTTACCGGCAACGCGAGCGTTGTTAGCAAACAGAGCTGCTTCGATGTCGAGCTTCTGCTCTTTTGCGATCTTCAGGGTCTGGTACGCCATTTCTGCTGCGCGGCCTGCCTTCTTAACGCCTTCATCAGTGTCAGGTATAGATACTGAGTTCTTGAAGATCTGAGTGTAGTTACCCAGGCGAGTAGTAGCAGAACGGGCTTCAGAAGTAGTGTCGTCGCCTTCGATGTGCTTGTTGTCAGCGCTTGAACGGAGAGTATCAGTCTGCCACTCGTGCAGAGTGTTGCTGGCTTTTACTTTCTTACAAGCTGAGTAGAAAGGAGTCTCTTCAGGGCTAATTGAATAAATAACGTCCTGCAGGTCTTCCCGGATGCCTACGCTATCGTAGGTGTCAAAAGTGTTTGATGGCTGTGCCATGATGTATTACCTCAAGTATTTAAGATTAATCCAAGAGCATCATCGATACTCCCGGTGGATTTAAGTTTTGTTCGTCGCTTTTCCAGCGCCTTCTTCTTGCTCGGTGTAGGTTTAGATCCAGCCTTCACTGTCCGCGATCTGCGGTTTGCAGGGTTGGCTTTGTCCTCAGCAGCTTTCTTCCCATTCATAATTTCACGGTACTTCATGGCATCATGCAATACTCTGATTGCGCGGTGGTCCATGATCTGACCGATCTCTTCCGGCTGATATCCATAAACCTCGGAACCAATAGTCAGCATCTTTTCGCGTACTGCGGATGCCTTCTTGTCGTCCGAAAACTCTGGAATCTGCTGTTTCAGGGTTTCCATTTCTTGCTGGAGGTAAGCCTGCATAGCGGCCTGCTGCGCCTGTGACTGTTGTTGTGACACAGCCTCAAACTGTTGCATCTGACCGTTATATGCGGCCACGTCGTCATCGTATTTCAGCTTGGCATCCATGTACCCAATAGGGTCGGTGTCAAACAATTCACGCGATGGCGGCTGTGGCGCTTGCTGAACTCCACCAGCTTGTATCTGCTGATACATCTGAGCAATGTTCTGGCGCTCGTGTAAAAGGGCATTGTAAACCTCTTCGGCCTGCTTACGCTGCGCTGCAGCTTCTTGCATACCCTTCTGGACGTACTTCTGACCACTGTATCCTTGCTTGAGCTCATCTAGGGTTACAGCCACTTCCTGTCCGTCTACCTTAACAGTGAATGACTGGCCCTCCTGGGCGGCATCTTCAGTATCTTCGTCGTCCTCGGAATCTTCCGTTTCCTCATCTGACTCGTCCTCTTCAGGTTCGTCAGGAGCCTCATCTTCACTGGGCTCTTCAGATTCCTCTTCAGGCAGCTCTTGCTGCACCTCCAACTCCTCCTCAGGCTCCATAATGCTGGCTAAAGCACCCTCAATGGTGCCATCTAGTTCTACTACTTCGGTATCAGTCGTTTCCACGGTGCTGTTCCTCTTTCTTTCTTATCGAATATTGCCTCGTCTGCAAATACAGTGTTGAAGTAATCTTCGATCTTGTCTAGCGCCCTGATTATATCATGCGCATCGTTAATAGCCTCTAATTGAGACTGGCCGTTCAGAAATACACTTACTTGTGCATTCCGAATCTCTTTTATGACTTCCTGATAGGTGTCGTCATTACTCAGCGTCCGTATCTTGGCCGCTTTGTCTTTTATATTCAAAATCTACCGCCAGTTACAGCTTGTGCAGGTGACTCTGCCGGGTATCGTGGCACGTTCTGCATTTGCTTAATTTGGGCAACGTCTACGGCTGTACCGTACTTGCCAAGTATCTCCGCAGCGTTAACCAGGAGGTCTTGGTCCATCTTATCACGTTCTCGGTCATCTGCAGCAATAGCCTTTTGCGCATCAATCTGCAGCTTCGCCATGTCGGTCTGAGACTTAGCCTCGGCCTTCATCTGCTCTGCCTGGAGGTAAGCGGTTGCCTGGTCCATTTGTGGCTGCTGCTCCTGGCCTTGCTGCTGCTGTGCTAGTAGCGCCTGCTCTTGCTCTGGATTCATCGGCGTAAAGTACCTGTCAGCGTTTCTAACGCCATTTAGCGCTAGCATGTCTGCCAGGGTATTGCGTATCTGTGTCATCGTCACAAGGCCATTCCCTGGGCCGTATGCCTGGAATATCTGCATCTGCATTTGCAGGGCTTGAGTCAGGGCAGCGTTACGCTGATCTTCCCGGCCAGTACCCAGGCCAACATTGACAGAGGTATCCATCTTCTTGTTCCAGGATCGCGGATCGACGGGGATATAGTCCTCGCCACTAATGCGCATAATCTTTTCTTCATCGCAGTTCTCGATCACCAGCTTCAGCATCAGCTTAAACATGTGCCGAACACCGCCTTCTGCCAGGTTGCGAGCCATGACTTCAATCTGACCTGCAGCTCCCTGCATAGTAGCCTGGACCGCAGTTGCAGTAGTTGCCTGCAATGCATCTGGATTAAGCCCTAAACTGGCCTTTGAGATGCCTACTTTCTGCTCAATAGTCGTGTCATAGTATTCGATAGCCGCTAGCGTTTGATTAGCTACAAATGGCACTGAAAGGGGCTGTATTGCCCCTCCCTGACGTACCCGAACGATACCGCCGATCTCATTGTTCAGCATGTCGTCCATGTTCACCGCGCCATCAATAACCTCGGTGCGGGGGTGGTTAGTCAGCGCCACGTTGTCCAGCACGCCACGGATCATCATGGTGGCTGCGTCCTGGTCCTCAAACAGCAGGTCAGCAATAGACTTGCCATAGAACGTATGCGGCTCAGGGTCTATCTCAAACGCAGCAAAGGGCTGGTCACCCCAGGGCTCATAGCCTAGCAACTGATACTCGCTGCCGCCTAATACGACTTTCTGCATTTCTGCAACGCCAGTACCGTTAGTGTCTATCTTCATGTACAGCTCGGTCAGAGCTACAACACGCATAGATGGGTCCATAGGGTTTTCTGACTGATAGTCCTGCTCATAGCCTCGGCGCTCGTAGTCCTCAACCTCAGAGAATGTATCAGAGTGCCCCAGGCCAGACATCTCAGATACAACATCGTAGTCATACCCCATAGCGACTAGGTCACTTACTCGGACCTCAGTTCTGTGGCCAACAACGTAAGCGGTCTCGATGCTCTTTGCGTTACGATCTATAAAAAACTCTTCTGGCGGTACAGCCTCAACACACAAGTCACCCATCTCTCTGATCTTGCTGACCTTGAGGTCGTGACGTGGCATCTCTACCTCTGCACCAAACTCATCCAGCTCAATCTCTATCTTTGTGGTGTGCTCGATAACCTCAACGTCCTGCTCGTTAACAATGGTCGAAAACTCCATGTCGTTCAGGTTGTTAAAGGTGTAAGTCTCGCTCTCGTCGTATGTATCCCAGTAGACCTTAACAATGCCTGTCTTCTTTAGCAGGGCATCATGGAATACATCATTCAATACGTCGTAGCCATTCAGCTCCTGGAACTTGTACTGGATGTACTTAGTGGCCTGCTCGGCAAACTTAATGTCTTCTGGTCCGGTAGGTACAAACTCAACCGGGCGATCAGTAGACAGGAATACACGCAGCAAGCTGGGCTTGATAGATCGTATAGCGTCACGCACCTTTGTAGATACGACGCTAGATCGGCCCTCTTCCTCACCGATATCTACCTCGCCGTTGTAGTAGCGCTGGGCCTTAATACGGTCCTCAGCCACTTCACTCTCAACAAAGTCAACAGCGTCCAGGATAGCCTCGCGGGCAATGTTTTCTACGTCATCTGCTTCTAATGGTTTTAGTTCCACGTCTTACTCCTGGAAAAAATTTGGCACATTTGAGTTAGAGCCACTTGGCACTTTTGCGCCTTGCTGCGCACCTGCCGTCCTGCCTGCTTGAGCAATTGTTGCCGCAGCTTTATCTACTTTTTTCAACAATTCGCCAAATACAGTATTATCCTTCAATGCTCGCTCTACCAGCTCTGGCGACTCACTATACAATATTTTGGCAACTTCGACCATTTGTCGGTCAGACAATCCCTCACCAGATGGGACCATGTTAACAGCAAGCTTAATCATAGCTAGAGGATCGCCACCCATGCCTCTGGCAACATCATCCATCGCAATGCCGCCACCGCGCAACTGGGCTTCTCTTTGCAGCGCCTGCGTCATTGACTGCGCTCTTGGCTGTATTAACTTGTCCATTGAGGTAGCCTCAGCCGCTCTGGACACATCTTGCACCACTCCCGCCGCTTGCTTTTCTGGCAATAGAATTCTTAGGACGGTGCCAAGCTGCATATCTTCTTTAGCAAGATTTTCAATTGTGGTTCCTGACCTACGAGCCTTATCGTTAATGTTGGCCATTGCGCCAGCTCTAAACGCTTCTAGCTCGGCTGGATTTAGTCTGCCAACTAAAATTTCAAGCTCATCAGCGTTCATGCTTAAAGCCTTGCGGCCAGCCTGAAACTGCTCATTCTGAGACATCATGCCAGCATATTGAGACCTGGCTTGACCTAAATCTGGGCTGGTTTGATCAATTACGCCCCTTAAAGACTTTTCTTTTTCTCCCAGCGTCTCACCCATAGTGCCTTCACCGGCTCTGTACCTAGCTCCAGTCTGCTCTTTAACATTACGCCGGAGTATTTCAGCATCTTCTAAAGTTGGCGCTCGCGTAAACTGTATTGACCCGTCGTCCATTTCTCTAAATAACGGAACAATGCTTCTTGCTTCGTAGATTTCTTTTAATGCTTGGCGGCTTGTAGGAACGGTTTGCAACACATTAAGCATCTCATCCGCAACCTCTAAAGTTACAGTTTGGCTTTCTGGCCGCGCAAACACTTCACCGTATGCCCCGCTTCTAGCTTCTTTCAGCTCTGCTTCAGTTGCAGCCCTTGCCCTAAGTATATTTGGATCAGAGACATCTGGAGATAATGCCCCAGACATAGACTCCTTGGCTTGCTGGGTTGTGGCTTGTCTTCTTTTCTCGCTTGCGCTTAGTATTGTTGGCTTAACTTCACCACCCTCTGTAACCATGCCTTTAATCGCAGCAGTTAGCGTGGCGTTATCTGCCATAACCCTGCCGTTGGCAACGTCTTGAACTATCTCATCAACAGTCAACCCGGTCGCCTCAGCTAGACGCAAAAGCTCTTTCTGTACTGCAGTGTCGGCGCCTTTCATTTTGCGCCTTGCATAGTCAATAACGGCTCTTCCTAGCCCTCCCAGCTTGCTCATAGCAACTTCTGCGGCTGTTCCAGCAGCAGTACCTATAGCAGTTCCTAGACCAACGTCTTGCACTCCCTGACCGCTAAACATGTCAGCTTCAGATGAGCCTATTGCGGTTAATGCAGATTCTCCTGCAGCCACTTTTGCAATTCGAGCTAAGTTAGTCCCTGCGGCTGGAGCTCCAACGCCAGTCATGGACATCATAACAGACGGAAGGAAAGCGCCAGCCACTTCTAGGGTTATAGCTTCGCCAGGGTTTGCTGTCTTATATTCTGTCAGCTTGCCCCTCAATTCATCCCTGATGACCTCATAGTCCCTACCGCCCATTGACTCAGGAACAAGTGATTTCACCGCAGCTTCAACCTCATCTGCAAAACCAAAAGATGCGCCCTGGGCAACAGTTCTAAGTTTTTGGCTTTCAACAGGGCCTTGTGATATCGCTTGCGGCCTGTACTTCGCTAGTATCTCTTCTTTGGTTCTAGCCATTATTGAGAAGCCTCTAAGTAATCTTTTCTGTCCTGGTTGGACATTTCACCCCATAAAGCATACGTCATGCCAGGGTCGCCAACCGGGTACGATGCAGTGATAGCTGTTGCAGCATCTATCTCGGCCTGCATATCACTCATAAATTGGCTGAGACCAATGCCGCTCTGCAGCTTCCTGCCCATCTTTGTCATCTCTCTATACAGCTTGTTCTGCGCAGCTATCTTGTCGTCTAAATAGTCAACTAATGCCTGGCCGCTTAAAGTGTTAGGGATGTCCCTGCTCAAAGCTAGGTCTAGCTCTCGCACGCTTAGTGCACCAAACGTGGCGCTGTTAATTACATCAATACCAAGGGTGGTTCTAAGCGAGTTAAACATTGCAGTGTTTTCTTCAAACGCAGGCAAAAACCGCGCAATGACCCCAGTTCTAACGCCTTCTGGGGACGCAGCTAAATCCCTGGCTTGCTTCATAATATCGATAGATCGATTAACCTGTTGCGACTGATCAAATACTTTCTCGCCTCTCTCTCTTGCGGCTTCGATGTCAGCAATCTTGTATTGAGATTCACTTTCAAATTGCGCTTTTGCCTCAGAAGTCAATCCTCGCGTGCCTAGCTTAGTAACAGAGTATCCGTCTTCTGCATTGGGATCGTAAGTAATAACGTACTGATCGCCAGCCTTGAGCTGCGTATCGCCGACCGTCATGTCTTCTTCTGCAACTTGGATTGATCCGATGTTTTTAGTGGCGTAGCTGGTGCCCATCTTCTTCTTTGTAAACTCAGCAAGAGCATCTTTTGCAAGGGCTGGATTAGCTTCAACCATGGCGGCAAGCTCAGGCTGTCCCTGCTGTCTTAAATAAGCAGCAGTTTGGTTAGCCTGCGCGGATACTGTGCGCATCTTCTGACGGTCAGCATAAGCCTGCTGTATGCCTGCATCTGGAGCAAAGCGCATGCTGTTAAATGCAGCCTGAAGGTCCATCATGCGGTCCTTATCCTGCACAAAGTCCTGAATACCAGAGCCGATACGAGACAATAGCCCTGGCTTCTCCTGGGGAGCTTGTGGGGCTTGTGGCATCTGTAGGGGCTGCATTGGCTGCATTGCCTGCGGTATTGTGGCAGCAGGCATCATGCTCTGATTTACAGCGCTCTGTATGTTATTGACAGCGCCTGGCTGATAATTAGCCCCAGGCATCTGTGGCATTTGTGGAAGCTGCTGTGGGCCAAATGTGCCCATTGTCTTCAAGCGCTCCATCTCAGCCTGCATTTCTTCTGGTGTCATTATCGAGCTCCCGTTACTTAAATCTATTTAATAGGCCCATTATATCTTGGCCCTGCGATGCAGAGGTCTGGCCCATCATCATTGGCGGCTCTTGTATTGCCATCATTCCACCTCCGCGCTGCAAGGGTATCATTTCTGCAGAGGTAGGCTGGTAGGCCATACCTGCAGAGGCGCCTGCAAGCTCTTTCATCATCTGCTCTCTAGCTATCTCTGACTCAGCATTCTGCTGTGCTTGTAGGAACGCAGGGTCTAACGTCTGAGCCTGGCTTAAAGATTCCATAGCAGCCGCAGTGTTGTCGATTGCGCCGGTCTGAGCCTGCATGCCTAACATGCTGTCAGATGGAGCCGCCGGGGCAGCAAAGTTATTGATCGCGCCCTGGTTAGCAGTCATACCCGCCATCATTGACGGGTCTACCATGTTAGAGCTCATAAGAGCCTTGCGCAGCATTTCTTCTTGATCGTTCTTTTTTTGATATCCAAACATAATAAACCTTTTTAAGAGAACATTCCTGCGCCCAGTGTTAAGTAGTCAAAGAAACCAGGGTTCCTCTGCGTGGTTTGAGTCTGCGGTATTGGAGCTGCGCCGAGAGCCTGTGACAACAATCCGATAGATGTGTACGGAGCCTGTTGATAGCCCTGGAACTGCGCCTTAGCTGCCTCAATAAGCTGCTGTTGTAGAGCCTGCTGCAACATACCCTGCTGCTGTAGGTTCTGGTTAACAGTCTGCCCCATGCCGAAGCCAAGGTTAGACAGTGAGCCCAGTTGACCTGCCGCGCCAAGACGCTGCGATGACCCAGTAAGACCTGCTGCCTGGTTAGCAAGCTGTGCCTGAAGAGACTGTGAGGCGTTAAACTGTCCAGCCTGGTTAAGTGCTGCCTGATTCGCCAAAGCCGCCTGATTAGCTGCGCCTGCGCCAAACTGCGACGCCTGGTTAAGCGCTGCTTGATTAGCCAGAGCTGCTTGGTTCGCGGCAGATGCCCCAAACTGAGAAGCCGCCTGCTGTTGTGCAGATGCCTGTGCAGCGGCTTGGTTCTGAGCCCCTGCGCCAAACTGTGCCGCTTGATTCGCTGCGGCTTGATTAGCAAGAGCAGCCTGATTGGCAGCAGATGCGCCAAATTGACTTGCAGCCTGTTGTTGAGCAGATGCTTGCGCTCCAGCGACGTTAGCAGCTTGTGCGCTAAACTGTCGAGCCTGGTTCTGCGCAGCCTGGTTGGCAAGAGCTGCTTGGTTAGCAGCGGATGCACTAAACTCACCTGCACGCATACCAGCCGCCTGATTGGCCAGGGCTGCTTGTTGTGCCAGGTTAGCGCTAGTAGTGCCAGCCTGTAGACCTGCCTGCTGGTTAGCAAGGCTAGCCTGCATTCTTCCAGCAATGTCTTGTTGCGCCATGCCCTGGGCTTGAGTAAATCCAGCCTGGCGTAACTGACCTGCAGATCGTGCGGCTTGTTCGGCAAATGCTCGATTAGTCTCGGCCTCCATCAAAGCCTGTCGAGAACCACCAAAAGCACCTGCTGCGCTTGCTTGAGCTCCAGCCTGGCCCATTGATATCTGTCGGGCGCGATCTAGGTCAGACAGTGTAGACTGCACAACTTGGCTTTCATAAGGGTTGTAATACTGACTTAGGTCAGTGCCAGCTAATTGGCCAGCCGTCACATCTCTGGACGTTACTGTCGGTGCTGCACCTAATCTTTCTGCGCCAAATCCAGTTGCCCCGGTGCGAGCAGCGTCATAACCCTGAGCGTCTAATCCAGCAGCCTGGAAGCCAGTAGCGCCTGCACGCTCTGCACCATAGCCTGTTGCGCCTACATCAGCACCCTGGAACCCTCTAGCGCCAGCCTGAGCTGCGCCATAGCCTGTTGCGCCAGACTGAGCCGCCTGATAGCCAGGAGCTCGTACATTCATGGGCTGATACTGCATCTCTCTAGCAGCACCAGCCATAGCGCCCTGAATACCCTGCGCGGCACTTTGATTAATGTTTGGAGCTTGCGGAGCTTGCTGTTGCTGCTGCTGTTGCTGCTGCTGTACGCGACCGCCAGCTTTACCGCCACCACCAGCGGGAGGCGCCAGCTTAGGTCCAGACTGTGGCGCAGGAGCCCTTTTATCCAACAGATGGCTTGGCGGCCTTACAGGGCCTGATACACGCATTGCAAGCTCATCTTGCGGTACTGGTCGCTGTCCTGGCGGTTCCGTTACTGACGGGCCATAGTTAACCTGAGATGGGGATGTAGGGCCAGGCTGCATTCTTTGCGGTCCAGCCATGCCTACTTGTTGTGGTACACCGTTACCTGAAGCCATTATTGAGCACCTCGTCCATTTCTTGTGTTTTTAATGTTTCTTCCTGAGTTGCGCATATCTAGCATTAGCTCGTCAATGCCTTTCTTTGGTGCTGCAGGAATATTCATTGCTGGGGCTGTTGGAAGCGGGATGTCTACCAAAGGCGGTTGCGTAAACCTGGGAGGCAAATTGCGAGACGCCTCTTTGCGCTCAACTGGGCGATCATAATCGACAGTGTATGTAGGCAGCTCAGTGTATGTTGGCCGTGCAGCGGGCTGCATATCAAACGATGGCATTGTTGGGGATACTGGGTCAGGCACGACAAATGGGCCGCCACTAGCGACAACTGGAGGAGTCGGAGCACTTGGAATTGAGGGGGCAGGGCCGCCTCTTGTAGTAGGCATTGGGGTAGCCGCCCTTGCGCCGCGACCAGGATCATAGTCAACGCCACTCCCACGGATGAAAAAGTCATTTCCAGGCCCGGGGAAAGGGGATGTATAAGTATTGCCAGCAAACAGCTCATTGTATTCTTTTGCGTAGGCAGGCTCTCTTGCCTCAAAGTCAGCAACAGCCTGGTCGAACAATCCACCAGAGCTGTATCCTGATATACCGCCACCAAAAGGTTGAGCTTGCGGCATGCCAGCCATAGGATCGCTTGGCGCGGCCATTCCAAATGCAGATGCAGCGGCTAGGTTATTTGCCATTGCGTCTTGCTGGCTAGGCGTAAATCCAGCAACGTCTGGGCCATAGTATGGCATGTAGCCGATCTTTTGGACCTCTTCAGCTCGCGCTAGATTCCGCTTTGTTGCGGCCTCTGCCCACGCTGGTATTTCTGTTTTTGTGGATTGACCACCGCCCTTGCCACCGCTCATATCATATATCCTTGCTAAGTGTCGTGAACGCCTCGGTCCACCCTTTGCTTAATAAGACCCTTGCCCAACCTCTACGGCCAGCAACAGTCATGCCCGTGCATCCCTGCTGTCTTGCAAACTCTACCGCCGACTCGTCCATGTCAACTATCTGATTCTTTTCGCCACCCGCCAAAAAAATGTGCAACACTTTCTTCCTGGGAAACGATATTATCTCTGTAACAGCGCAGCCGTGTTCTGCTGGCCAAAACTGCATGTATCCGTTCTTTATGGCCTCAACAATGTCCTCGTACTCGTGCGTCCCGCCACTGTACTCCAAGGCTGCCTTTATCCACTTCTCGCAACGATCTAGCTCTTCTTGTAAATCTGCCATATATCCCCCTAAATAATTGGCCGATTATAGCATTTATTGACGGCTTCTGGTTATTGTAAGGTCAATTGGCTTAGATGCTGGCGCAAAAGATGTTGCAGCAGCCCCATCAAGCCATAAATCGGTATCACTAACAGCAAACCTTGCCTGCATATAAGAGCCTGCAGTTACCTCAATTTGATCACTAACAGCCAAGACAATAAATTGATCGTTAGCATGCACCGTAACCCTTTCTGAGTGATCTTGGTTTGTGCCATTAACAGCCATCCAATAATACGCTGTCTTCGTTGATGCGCTTGACGATTTAAGCTGCAGGTGTCCCGCAATAGAATACACCCCCGCTTCAGCAAACCTAATTTTTGTATTATCGCTGGGATCAATGCTCAATCCACCATTAGCGCTTACCGACGTAAACGATATATTGTACGCAGTGTCTACCGACGCCGCAGTAATGCTGCTGGTGGCTGAAAACTCACCATAACCGTCAGCTAATACAATCTGCCTAAACTCACCATTCTTGGACACTACCGGGTAACCAGTTCGGTCCCACAATACGACGCCATCTTCTGCCGCCGTGTCGCCAGCTATGTAGTAAGCCAGCTTTGTTTTAGTCCTGGCTAGAAAGCTAACAAGTCGCTCTCCCCAGGGTTTCCATTCTGGACCTAACGGGGGTGGCGGGTTCTCAGCCAGGCTCATCGCTTGCCGCCTGGGATTACATTAAGCCGCATCTTGCCTGCACGCCAATCTTTAAGATCTGTGCCATTAATACGCATCCTGACCTGGCGACCACTAAACCTGGCGCCTGTTGGGTTAGCAAGAGCGAACGGCCCGTGGCTAACTTCTGAGTCATTAGGGTAGAACCTGGTCTTAAAGGTCAAAGTGACTTCGCCCTGGTTAAGCTCGTCCGGGATAATCTCATTTACTTTGGCGATCTGATCGCCCTGAGCAATCGATATAGGTCCACTCTCCAGGAATGTCTCACTACCATTGTGTGAGTACCCGGTCTCGTGGTTTAGAACGTTACCAGAGGTATCAAACATAATTGGGTTAGAGAATACACCAGCATCAACTGCAGAGCTGCGAGATAGCTCACCAATGTTCCAGTGACCTTCTTTATAGTCGAACACAACGTATCGGTCGTTCTCCAGAGAGTCGGCGCTGGGATAGAACCACCACACCTCACCAAACTGAGAGTTGTTGACTGCAAACGCCTTGCTTTTCTGGGCGTGGTTTATGTCTTTAAAAACGTGATCTGAGACATCGCAGGGCATTTCCTGTACGGATGATCCGTTGTAAGTAAAAAAGCTCTTAGAGCCCATCCAGAAGGCCCCCTCGTCCACCGCAACTGCAGCCATGCGAGATATGGTGCCGCAAGATGTGCCAACCCTCTCAAAACCGTAAACAGTTGGCGGCCCATTGTATGTGGCGACGTGCGCGTCCAGGGAGGTCAGGATAAGTGTACGGCCTCTCACTCGGATACCGCACATGATCTCGCCAGAGGTCTGCAGCTCAAGATCACCAGCCTGGTTAATCGCTGTAGGCGTCCAATCCGTGTTGTCTTCTCTGTCACACCACTTTACAAGGCGCGGATTACTGCCTGCGCCTAGAGCAAAAATAAAGCGCTCCTCAGTAACGACAATAGCGCCATTACCTACCGGGGCATTTGTAATTGCTGCAGCGGGGGTGCCGGTATTCAACTGCCACTCGTATATCTTGCCGTCCTTTGATGAACAGGCGACCAAATATTGACCCCAGGTATCCATGGACCAGGATGTGGCCTCTTCTGGCACGCCGTCACTAGGACGTTCTGTGCTGTAGTAAGAGGTGCCATAGAATGAACCGCCGTAGCCAAGATTCTGGTCTGCGTTAAGGTCGCCAGTGGTAAAGCTAGTAGGGGTAATGTCAGAAACCGTACCCACTTTATTAACGTGGTACAGCTTTTCGTATGTTCCTGCCGCAATGTGGGCGTCTGCACTGTTGTCAGTCCATGTAATAGCGCCTCTGGGGGCGTAAGTGAATGCACTGGCCTTACGGGTGGTCCAGCCGCCAACAGGCCGCACAGAGCCATTTTGCCACCTTATGAGGTTAGCATCTCGCCACCGGCCTACAGAATCCAGGTCAGTACCATGCTTAAAGATACCTGCTGGAATGTCTACGCTAACATATGCCATTTATACTTCCTTTGCAGAGCGACGGAGGCGGCTACTTACCGCGCATCTCCATAATTTTTCCGGCACCGCGAATACCAAAACTGGAACTGATCGCGATGAATAATAAATACTGATACCACTCAGGCAGCTTGTCTAGCGCCTCAAATCCCTCAGCCACCCGGTCAATTACCGACACGTCATTGGCGGCTATTGCGTAGCCAACCATAAACACTGGGATAGCTAACACAATGGTCCAAAATTCATCCTTCCAGGAGCTGCTAGAGGCATCTGCCATCTTGCTCTCCCAGTCAGCACTGTTCTGGATAACATTCATCTTGGCGTCATGCTTGGCCTGCTTTTCCGCAGCCTTGTTAGCCAGGAACGTCTTGCCAATATCAGCAACCGGACCGATTAACGCCGTAAATATACTCACTGAATAAGCCTTTCAAGCAAAGGTGATGCAATGACCAGCGGGTAAAGAAACCATAGACGCTTGTCTATATCATCAAACCGCTTTGTTCCAGCGTCCAGTTGCTTCTCAATGTTTTGGTATCGAGTCAAGCATTCACGTTCATGAGCGTCTAGGCGCTGGATGGCTTCTTTTACCGTTGGCATGTCTTATTACTCTCCTGGCTCTTCTTTCTCCAGGTCAGCAACTAGCATGTTGATAAATGCGTCTTTGCCTACTGAAAGTTGATCAAGGTTAAACTGAGTGGACCTGATCTTTCTATCCAGGTCATTGCAGTGATTTACCATCACCTGCTGCTGCTCAGTCATGTCTTCAAAAATGTACTCTACTTCGTTTATCACTATGGGAGTTGTTTTTTTCTCGCCCATGTCGTGCTCCTTCCAGGTTATTGTTTGGCTTTATTGCCAAGGAATGCGAACTGCTCCAAAACCTTATAGGCTTTTGCAACAAATTCATCGTCTTTTGGTGTTTCAGTGTAATTGCATATTACGCTGGCTATTGTAACCAATGATGTTGCAAGCACATATAAGTCGAGTAAGTATTCCATTAAATTATTCCTTCTATTGACTCATTAAGAAAGAAACTATTGCGTATATACCGTAACCTAGTACGCCTATGCCTATAATCTGCACAGTGTTCCAGAAGAAGGCTTTACGTCTACGCGCCTGAGCGTATATAGTTTTC